TAACTACTCCACTGCTCATCTGGTGCATCTTACCATGAAAAAGTTCAATCATTTTTTCACGAAAATCCTCTGGTATATCTTGCCGACATACATTACATTCTTTGTTATTTTCGTAAAACTCTATGTCTTCTTCAGATTGAAGAATGCCCCGTTCAATATCGTTCTTATAAGTAAGTAATGATTTAACTTCTTCTCTTACTTTAGATTCATCAGATATAGATATATGAAATTTTTCAATTTCTTGATCAATTCCTGTATTTTTCTTTTTATAATCTTCCAGATAATCTTCATGCTCTTTTATGTCTTTTTTATTTTTTTTAATTTGAGAAGTTTTATTTTCTTTAAGCTTTTCAATTAAATGTTTAGTCGATTTCTCTTCACCTTTAGCCAATCCAAGTGAAATATCAACCGTTCCTGTGGTATCCTTGTTAATACTAACTTTACCTTTAAGGAGTTGATTCATTACAGAAAAAATTTCAATGTCAAGAAGATCCTCAATGATAGCTCTACGGTCAGAAGTTTTGAGTTGCATAAAGGGAATGAAAGTAGAACTACCCAAAAGAACAATCTGAGTGAAAGACTTATAATTTAATTTTAGAACAGTTTTCTCAAGGAATTCTTGATAATCTCTAACAGCTGCGTCTTGATTTAAAAGAGAACCATCCAAATATATTTGAAAAAAGTTCTGCTTTATACCTCTTTTTACTATATACTTTTTACTACCGATACTAAATTCAATTTCTACAACAGTTCCACCTTGATTTATGGAATTGATAAGTTGTGCCTTATTGACTGACCTAAATGGTCTACCAAATAATCCAAAAGTTAAAGCATCTAATATAGTAGACTTACCCGCACCATTGTCACCAATTATCAGAGTATTTGAATTTTTATTAAGTGCTACTTCAGTAAAAACGTTGCCAGTACTTAAAAAGTTCTTCCAACGGATAGTTTCAAATTGTATCACTTATCCTCATTAAGAAGTTGAGGTCTAGTATCATGCTCAAATCTATATTCTGCTTGTTTTATACCAACTTTTAAAATAATATTGATCATCTTGTTAAAGGTAATATCTCTTTCATGTGCCTGAAGAGCAACCCCCCTAAAATCATCATCTGAAAGTTCTATATCAACTGCTGTGTGAGGTGTTTCATCTTTACCAAGTTCAACTGACTTGGGCCAGTCGGGGTTAATTCCTCTACTTCTTCTTTCTCTTTCTTTTTGTCTTTCAATTTCATCCATGTCATAATTGGTCATGGTATGTCCTTTCTTTCGATTATTATTGAATTAAAAGATATAACTACTCTATCTTTTTTTCCAATATATGGTGTTGCTGAATGTAAAAGATATGCGGGAAAGATTACTAAGACACCATCCTCTGGACAAATGTCAGCAACATCGTTTCTCAGATATTGCATACTTTGATCAAGTGTAAAATACTGAATTGGAGAATAAAATCTATTTGAACCATTCATTCTAGAGTCGCCATTTTCATCTGCGACCATTCCACATTCACCAACACTTAGATAATATATACCTCCCCATGAAGTACTCAAATGTTTATGTGCGTCGTGATACCCATTGTTGTTTGTTACATGAGCCCACGATTCTCTCAAATCTGGAACTAATTGACTCATAAAATCATCATCGTATCCATTTACATCTTTAACGACATTCATCAAAGATTCCTCACAGAATAATTTTAATTCTCGGACTGCTTGTAACTCAGAATTGAAAAAATCAAATTTAGATTCAAATAAATTCTTTTTAGCTATATCAGATACTCCGCTCGTTTTCCCTTGATCTTTGAGGTCATACACATGAGTTATTAATTCATCCTTTTTAGATAAATGTTTTACATCTTTAAAACAATATATATGAGATGCCCATACGGATTGTTTATTTGGAAAGTCTGTCATACTGTTTCTAAAGTTAATGATTCATTATATAATGAAATTAGTAAATTGTCAAGTTCTTTTTTATTATCTATATTTAATGAATTGACATATTTGGAAAGGATGGTGAGTGTATCTTCTGCTTCATTTATCATATCATCTTCAATATCTAAATCTTGGTCAAAGTTTTCTACAACTGAAATATCAGCCACATCTGTAGCATAAAGTTTATCCATCAAAGTATCAAACCAAAATGGATTCTTTTTATTCACTATTACTATTTTTACATAGCAACCTTTATAAATTGAATAGTCATCATTTTGAATAGATTCCAGAGTCATCTCTTCATCATCATAATAAATTTTATGAAACATCTCAAATGGATTTATAATATACTCTATCTCTCTGGTGTCTGTATCAAATATATGAAATCCTTTTGTATCTTTATAATCAGACCAAGTTATTTGATATTGATTACCAAGATAATAAATGTTACCATTATCAGACTTGTGATGAAAGTGGCCACTAAAGGCCATGTCAAACTTGTTGAACATACTTGCATCAATACCACTCTGACTATACTGACCTGCATGCATTTCAAAACCTTTAACTTCTAAGTGTCCAAATAATACTTGAGCAGTTGTTTCTTCTATAGCTTTGAGGGATTGTTCTTTATTCTCATCACATATCCAAGGTTGCAGAAAGAACTTATTACCATCTAATTCAATCTCTGTAGATTCTTGATAAATGTGAAATTGGTGATTTTCTTCTAAGCGAAGACCATCCAAACTATTTACTATGTTTGTATTACGAAAATATGTATCGTGGTTACCAACTATTAGATGAAGATTTATGTATCGCCCATAGCACGCATCAAAAAACATTTCTCTCATTTGATATACAGTTTTCCAGTTGATAAATTTTCGCCGGTCAACGACATCACCCAAATGAATAATGTCACGGATACCTCGTTTTTCTAGAGTGGGGAAAAATACTTCTTCATAAAACTTTCTGAAATAATTCATAAAAGCTTGACTGTCATTTCTCGCACCGAAATGTGTGTCATTTATTAATGCTACCTTCATGCTACCATAAAATATTCAAGGTTAGTCTTTTTGGCTGGTTTTTTAGCTACACTCTTAGCAGCCTTTGCATCCTCAAAGTTTTTGATAAAATTATACATATTTGCTTTTTGGTCAGTATTCATTGTCTCTTGATTATATCCTTTATCACCGTCATTTGCAGACACTTCTACATTTTCCAATAAAGATGGAGCACTTTGCATAGTTTTATATTTTATATACAGTTGTTTTTTCTCTTTCTGTATCCTTCTAATAAAAGCATAGTAGATAATTTGAGTAAAATATGCAAATGGGTTGGATGATTTTTCTGGATTAAAGTTTTTTATGTATTGAATACAATTTTCAATACCATCTGAAATCATATCATCTTTAAAAGCATAATTTATAAAATTAGGTCTAAAGGAAAGCCGTTGTGCTATTTTCATGAAACATTCACCAAGATATTCTGAAATCATTGGCGGAAGTTCATCTTTTTCTTTTGCCTCATCAAATCCACGTTTATATATTATCATTTCTTTCAAAAACTTTTCATTATCTACATAATGTATTGGTTTTACTTTTGCCAATCTGCCCTCCTATAAGTTGCCATTTACAAACACCAGTTATATTTGTCTGTTTTTCTTTCAAAAAATAAAGAAGTAACGGTTATTTGTTTATACATATTAGTGCCTGGAAATTCGCGACAAAAGAAATGATCTAAAAGAAGTTTATATGCATTACTATTCCATGTACCATTATCTAGAATTATCTGACTATCTTCTTTTTTATGAATTATTGCACATTTTACATAAAATTCTCTTGGTATATACTTTGGATCGTTATCAATAATAATATAATCACAATTTTTAACATAATCCAAAAATTTAGAATCTTTAAAAATCGTATTAGGGTCTTCTACATTTAGTTCAACATTTTTAGGGATTCCATATTCATTTTTTAACTTTTCTATCCAGTTAGAATTATGTTCATAACTATATACTTCTTTAAAATGATCTGCCCAAAAAATAGTAGATAAACCAGATCCAAGTTCAAGCAGAGTTTTATTTTTCAAATCTTTCTGTATAAAATATTTAATAAAATTATGTGTTAATAATGGATATGGTTTTTGTCCTTTTTCTTCACCCATAATATTATCTCCAAGAGGGCCCTTCCGGCGGGCTTCTTCTTCAAGAATCCAAAGTACCAGTTCTTGTTGGTCAACATTCCATTCTCTTACCCACTTTCGGGTTTCTTCTATCACGGTTTCCCATTGTGATACTTCCTGTGAATTNGGGGGATCAACCATTAGTTTTCTCCTTCATTATTAAGTTGTCATTTCATATATTATAACATAATAAACCGCTGTTGTCAACCACTTGACAAAGCTCTTGACAGATGATATAATACTAGTGTAGGGGTTAAATGATTTATTAAGTCTTCAATTGTACAACGTATTCAGCTACAGTAAATCGCTCTTCCTTATATATTTTTTTTCTTTCCTCAAAATGATCTAATGTATAGTTGTGATTACTACCATAAGACAGATCATCAGCAATATCATACAATGTAGCTATATTTTTCTTTTCAGATTTTCGTAATCCTCGACCTATTGACTGTAAATTTCTAACCCGACTCTTAGAAGGACTAGCGAAGACGATGTTATGAAGATTCCTAATATCGACGCCAACACTAAATACGCCNTAACTAGCAACGATGATTGCATTTCGTTCTGATTCAACGATATGTCTAATTTGTTCTCTTGTATCTGCATCCGTTCCTCCATGAACGAAAAATATTGTTCTACCATTTGATTCCTCCTTTATCATATCGTAAAGTATCTTTCCATGTTTTTCAACAAAACGAAATAAAAGAAGGGTATTAGTATTTAAATCTAGAACTAAATTTTTTATAAATGTATTTCTTGCTTCAGAATTTATCAAATAATCCAATTCTTCTTGATAACTTATTTTCCTAAGATCATGACATATTGAATCTGGATGTTTTATTAAAATTGCTTTGATAGTAAAAGGTGATAGATATTTACTGTCTATAAGCTTCTTTGTTGAGGTGACCTTGTAGACCTTACCAAATAGACCTTCTAGCACCAATTTATGAGTTAATGTTCCGTCTAATGTTCCAGTTGTTCCTATACGATATTTTGCATTAATACACTTGGTCATTATAGATGTGAGAGATTTTGACTTAAAACCATGAGCTTCATCACCAATCACAAGTTCATATTGTTCAAAGTATTTTTGTTGCATCTTATAAATTGACTGCCATGTTGATATTATGATAGGCAGTTCAGAACCTTTATCTCTTCCAGCAAAAACCGTATGACAGTTGTTTGCTACATCAAATCCATATTGTCTAAAATCATTATACATTTGAGTAACAAGAGATATAGTAGGAACTAAAATTAGAGTCTTCAAATTTAAATACCTTATAAGTATATAGATAATCAAAGATTTACCTGAAGCTGTTGGTGAAAGTAAAAGTGCTTTGTGGTGGGACAGGGCATGGTTGGCAGCAATCATCTGATAATCTCTAGGGATTACTGGTAACTTTAATGAATCTATAAAATCTTTCTTAATCTTTATTTTTTCATTATTAAAATTTGAATCAAACTTAACTTTATAGTCTCTGGTATAAAGAAACTTACAAAGATGTTCAAACAATCCNCCATAAAGAAGACGGTTATGAACATTAAAAAGTCTTATCTTTCCGTCCCAAAGTCTATTACGATATGCTGGCATAAATGTGTAGCCAGGCACCATAAAAGTAAAATGGTCACAAATCTCTTGAGCAGTTGAAGCTTCAGAATCTATCTTGATATAGACTTCATTTTTTTTAGATATGTTAATTATTTCCATTTGTAAATTTCAACCAATCTAAAGCATTCTTTATTTGGAATCCTCGATTGTTTATCATCCTAATAACAGAGTCCAGATAGTTTACTTTTTCCTGTAGAACTACTAATTGTTGTTTCAATTTGAGTACATCATCATCTGATTCAATATATTTAGCTATTTCATTCTTGAGAAGTCTTCCCAAATATTGTTCCCANCCACGCTGTTCAAGTTCTTCTTGAGACATTTTACCAGAATAATACTCAGTCTTAGCCCGAACTAATTTAGATAGTTCAAACTCAACTCCTTTTAGTCTGATTCGTTCATCAGTAAAAATTTTAAGATATTTGTCGTGAATTAGTGGGATACGAATGGATTCTGTGCCCAGTTCTGTATAATCAATTTCACGATCTCTATGCCAAAGTTCTTGAATATCTTCAAGTTTCAAAATCACCTCCTTAAATAATAATTAAACTGGTTTTCCTTCGTATGATGGGTCATTGTTGAGTAGGTTTTCAACTGTATAAACATCATAACGAAAAGAAACATCTGCAGTAACATAATCTATATCTGTTCCACCACTATCAAATGCAATTGAAGAAAGGCTTAATGGGAAACATTCTCTAAATCGAAAATTTATCTGTGCATTCATATTACTGGTCAATACAGTTAAAGTTGCGTCAGTAGTCAATTCTGAAGCTTCTGATAATTTTTTATATTTTGCTTGACCCTCTGGAGTTGGAAATCCAAGTCCAATAATCCAATCATATATTGATAGCCAATTTTTCATATTTTCATCTACTATGAATTTTATTGACAACTCTTCAAAAGCAACTTCATCTCCAGCAATGTCTATGGCTTTTAATGGTGTAGGAACACTAATAGAACTTATAGAAATTCCAGGCAAAGTAGCAGACTGACAAAAATAGTTTACTGCTGGAAAATTGTTAAGTTGAAATT